TACCGAAAGAGCGCATGAAGGCGAAGCGTGTTCACCCTGTCCCGCTGACGGACGCAGCAATAGCCGTGCTCGAGCGGACCCCACGATTGCGCGGAGGTCTTTTCATCTTCCCGGGGGACCGTGGCCTGAAAGCCCATATGTCGAACGCCGCCATGGACAAGCTGCTCGAGCGCATTGGCTTCGCACGCTTCACCGTGCACGGCTTCCGCTCAACGTTTAAGGATTGGGCGACCGAACGAACCGACTTCCCCAACGAGGTCAGCGAGTCGGCGCTGGCGCATGTGGTCAAGGACAAAACCGAAGCCGCTTACCGCCGAGGCGACTTGCTCGAGAAGCGACGCCAGCTGATGCAGGCCTGGGCTGATTACCTCACCCCCTGAGACACCGCCCCGCTACCCTGCCGCCATGGGCAGACACATCGAAAAATCCCTCTTCGGACCCGGATCGGCCTGCGACAACTGCAACCGGGTGAACTGGGACATGGGCAGCGAGGGATCGCTTTGCTACTACTGCAAGGCTGGGATCTTCATGCACCGGTCGTTATGGTGGTATACGTTCAACGATCAGGACGAGCTCATCGACGTCTCACCCCGGTCAGAGATCACCGAGGCAGAGGTGCACGAGGAGTGGCTCCGGCTGGCTGACAAGTACTCGAAATACCCGACGACGATGCCGCAGCAGCTGCGGGAGATGCTGGCCAGCCTCATCTATTCGAAGACTGCAACGCCGCCAGAGTGACGCCCGGCATGGCCTAACCTACCGATGAAAAACCCGATGGTGGAGCATATGTTTGACTGGCTGTTGAAAAGTAAATCTCAGCAGCGCCGCCCACGTCAAACATGTCAATGGTAGGAAACCATGTGCCGGAAGCGATGCCCGTAATGGAAGGGTTAATGCCTGTCGCAGGGTTGGCTGGGAAAATCCAGCTACCCAATAAACCTACCCAAAATTCACCCGCATCTGCGTCAAAAGCGAACATGACGCGTTGACCCACATCAAAATTTGGACCCCCACCGAAAGAAGAAACGGGACCGCCATTGTGATAAATCTGTCCGTTGATGCCGTTATAGCCATAGCCATAGACGGTTCCACCAGCCTCTTGGTTTAATGGCGCAGATGACGTTGTGATTGCCGCTATCTCTCGCGAGTTGGGCATGGAAGCGGTCATCTGTACTTCCCAATACCACTTTCCCGAAGAAAGACCACGCGTTGATCGAACAATGCAATGGTAGTCTGATCCTCCCTTTGTAACGACGAGATTCCCGTCGCTAAGAGTCAGCGATGAATCCTTGTCGGCTGGGTTTAGCGTGGATGGCGGGTAAACCGTCTGCTGGTGATTTTGTCGGCAACGCGCAGCAAAAATACTCATAGAATCTGCCAGATATCGGTAGCTACCTGCCGGGCATAGCGCGAGTCAAACTGTGCCGTTGTCGCCACGCCCCACGCGTCCACAAAGGTTACGCCCGTACCAGCAACGAACGTGACGGCACCCGTACCCCATGCTGACATGATGATCTGCGATCCTATCGGAGCCGCTACGGAGCTATTGGGAGGAATCGTCACGGACTGGGCGCTTGAGCTGGTGATCTGGATATCAACAATGTTCCCGTTTGTCGGGAAATCGGATAGCGCAAGTGTATAACTTCCCGTTTGCGGATTGATGACGACAAGTGATTGACCGCCCGCGCCGGGAGCCACGTAAGACAAAACGCCACCCGAGACGCCTAGAACGGTTCCGTTAACCCCGATACCCAATCGCGTAGGCGCGCCACCCGAACCGCCAACGATCAAATCCCCGGCGGTTGTAATGGGCGTGGGCGTATTACCCCATACCACGGTGGTTCCATTACTCAGAAGAACCTTCCCCGATGCACCAAGCCCAAGACGTATGGGAGCGCCTGCCGTTGAGCCAATAATGACATCACCAACGGCCGTCATCGGGTTAACCAGCGCGGCGGATGTCTGCCATGAAGGAAGTCCGTCAACCACTGTCAAAACTTGTCCGCCTGATCCAATGGCTAAACGGCTAGGGTTTCCTGCGGTAATGCCGTAAATCATGTCACCCGGCGTTGTCATCGGGTTCGCCAGAGGTGAGCTTGTTGCTGCAACCACCCATGCCTCATCCTGTCGGCCGTAGATATTGCCGTCACTGGGTGCGTCGGGAATGCCGGCCACCGTGCTAATGACTGGATTTCGCGGGTCGGTATTGTCTACAGTGACATTGGCACCTTGAACCAGACTGGCTACGTAATTCCCGCCGTTAAGCGTGGTGGTATTGACGTTCGTAAACGTCGCTTCTTCTGGCGTGGTTCCACCGATAACAGTACCGTCAACCGTTCCGCCCGTTGTAACGAGCGAATCCGTGACAACGGCTTCAGCAGTGACGTTTTGAAAAACGGGCGACGGATAAGTACTCATGCATTTTTCTCGATGTGTTTAAATAAATGGATGAGATAATTCTCAGTAGCCCAAAGCGCGGTAAAAAACGCCCCACTCTGATCCCGCGCCACCATGGGTACTCTGAATATGGATCGTGGATAGCGTGTTCGGTGCTGCACCTAAAGAACCAGATCCCGTTGGAATCGTTCCAGCGAGGTAACTTGCAACCGTCGAAAGCGTTACAGTGGGAAATGGGATGGGCAAAGTGACTGTTGTTATAGCGCCATTACCAGCGACTCCAGTCTCACCCCATTGCTCGATAAAAAAACCCGTAGGGCTATTTGGATCGGGATACTTTTTCCATCCAGACCCAGCCAATAAAGAAGCAAACTGCGGAAGCTGAGTCGCATTTTTCATCTGCCCAGCCGTCGGAGCGCTGAAGGCGAAGTCACCGACATTCCAAGCCAGTGCATGCGTCCCCTCTTGCCCTCGCAATAAGCCCGAAAGGGTTGATCCTGAAATAGCCGTGGCATACACGATCTCGAAGTTCTGCTGTGTCGCCGAATCGTTTAGCGTGATGGCGATGCAATACCCGGACGGTATGGATGCGGGAAGCCCAAAAGCACTCGAAAGCGTCAGGCTGGTCGCTGAACTCGAAATTGATCCGGCAAGTTGCGTATTGACGTTATTGGCGAAGACGAAAAGTGTCATGGTTTACCCTGCGGAAATACAGATGAGGCCGGCGTTGTTCCACAGCTGCCCGTTATTGGCTGGGTCGTTGAATGGAAGATTTCCGCCGCCTAGCGAAAGCAAGCCGGGTGCGGTGAGTCCAGCAAAATAGACAGGCGGGGCAGACGGATTCGGTGTGACGCCAGGTACGACGGCGACCGTTCCGCCGTTGTACCAAACAGCACCCGCAGCCAACCCGTAATCGGACAGCGGGTAGTCCGATACCGATGTCATCTGAAGCACGCCGCCATCGTTGAGAAAGACGAGGGCGAGGAACGACATCGTGTACTGAAAGGGAAACGACAAATAGCCGTTGGCATACGCCAGTTGCAGGGCGGTGTAGATGTCCCCGGCATAGGCGGTGACGGTAAAAACGGTCCCTGAGACAGTGATCGATGGCGGATTTTCTTGAACGGTGTAATCCGTCCCATTGGGTCCATTCAAAAAACGATTGATCCTATTTTTCATCCATCCCATCGTGAAATACTGACCGTCTCCGCGATACATGTTCCACGTCATCACGCGCTTGTAGATGTCGTCGTTGGCCGTGATAGCCGAACCGCTGCTGAGATAACTGGCAGCGTCGTACGCAATCGTGTTGTAGGCCGCGGAGTCATAGCCGGCGATGACCGTTGAAGCTTCCGTGGAAAGCACCGGCCGGCTGATATCGTAGATGCCCTGTGCCGTCCAGTCGAGCAGCGGACCACTGACAGCTGGCGCCGTGTAGAGCGCCAGTGGCGTCTGGTTGAACCAGGTCAAATAGGACTGCGCCAGCGCGTTTTGCGATGCGACGAAGGCCTGCAAATCCTCATCGTCGGAATACTCAAGATACAAATAGCTGTTGATCGGCGCTTGCAGAGGCACCGTGGCGAAGGACTCGATCTGTGCCATGTCAGCCCTGCGCGACCGTCACGCCAGCGGCGGAACAGAAGAAGTAGGATTCCGGATCGGAGGCGATGATGCTGGTACCGGCCGTGGGCGTCGCCACCACGCCATTGATCGTTACGGTGAAAATCAACGTGGTGATGTTCGGTGCGGAAATGATCGAGGCCACAGCCTGCTGAAAGACGGCCGTCGCTTCCAAGAGGTTGATCGGCTGACCGACGAACACGCCGTTGATGTAGGACTGAAGCGCGGGAGCGGCCAGCTGATTGACCGACAGTCCGGCCGTAAAGCTGGGCAGCGTGGTGTTCCACGTCACATCGATCGTCACCGTCTGTTGTGGCGGATTGACGAAAGGAATCGTATAGCTGTCTGGGTTCTGGAAAACGGTAGCCGACACGTTACGCGGGTTCGGCGTCAGCTTGGCGCCCGACGTATAAGTGCCAAAGGCTGACCCGTTCGTCGTCGTCGTGATCGTGGTCGGCGTGACCGACGCCACCGTATAGGAGGCATTGAAGCCTGCCGGCGTTGCGCCCGACACCACCACCGTCTGGCCGACGGTGTAGCCGTGATTGAGGTTCGTCGTGATGACGACTGGATTGGCTTCCGTCATCTCGGTGATGGCGAGCTGCGATCCCTGCAGCGTGGCGATGTCTGGAACGCCCTGCAGAATCGCTGTGGCGACCGAATAGGCATCGCCGCCGCCGCAGATGATCTGCCATCCGCCTGCGACCTGGTTGATGGACACCAGCTGCTGCTGCACGCCGATGATCTTTTCAAGTAGCGTCTTGACGTATGCTGGCGTGCCTGTGGAACCGACGACACTAGCCTGTAGAACACGGGCTCGATAGCTCTGCACGCTCTCTGCGGCGGCTGACGCTACGCCAGCCTCCGGGTTGTTCACGGTGACCGCATAGGCGCTGGGAACGGAGGTGATGAGCTTGGTGACGCTGTTCGCCGGAATGGCGAAGCTGCCAGAGTTGGAAGCGACGGCGAAGAGCTGTGGCGAAAGTCCGTTGGACTCAATCACGCCACCGTCTTGCAGGACATATTGGTTCGTTCCATCACCGACAGTGAAGCCAGGCTGGAGAACGTAACCCGCAGGACCAGCGAAAACGACAAAGACACTGGCGTTCGATGGGAGGCCCTGGGGAATGCCGAACTGCGCACCCAGAAAATTCAGGATGAAGGCATTGCAACCATACGGCGTGACATCGTTCACCGCCTCGACGCGCGCCTGATCCATTGTGACAAGGGCGCCCACGTCCGTGGACGAGATGTCCTCGATCAGCGAGCCGGGAAGATTCGCGGTGTAGTCGGGGTTGGTCGCCGCTACACCCGTGATCAGCGCGTCATGCAGGGCATCGGGAGACGTTGCCAGCGGACCGGTGCTGGTCATGATCAAGGGAAGCGTCATGTGGCTATCGTCTCGTTGAGAATGGACCCGCTAAAGGTCACGGCGTTGACGTTGTAGAGCGGCGCCGCGGAGGTCTGCACGCGGCTGATCGTCAGGCCAGCAAAGAACGGTGAAAACTGGGTCTGCGTCATCATGGCGTAGTAGTCCGGCATGACTTGCGTCTGTATCGTCTGGTACTGCGGGATGCCATACGAGGCATAGAACGGGCTCTCGCCGAGGTTCAATTTCAGTACCTGGGCCAACGTTGTCAGATAGACGTTCTCGTTGTAGCCGTTGGCGTCGGTCTGGATGACGACCCACGTCTTGCTGCCATCGGGGTTGGTCACTCTTCCATAGGTGCGAATGACACGTCTCCCAAAGAAAAACCCCGCTAGGCGGGGTCGTGAATGGCGAATGTTTACGGAACAGGAGGGCCGGAGTCCGACGATCCGGTTTGCACCAAGCTATGCATATGCGTCTCGAACAGAATGCCGTCGATCATGAAACCGGTCGAGTTCAGGGTGACGACTTTTCCGCCGAAAGTCAGGGTGATGCCTGATGTACTCACTTCGATTTTTGACGTGCCATCCTCTGTCTCGATAACCGCGCCTTCAGGACCGGAAATATAGGCCGCGTTCTGGTTTACCGATGGATAGTCGGAGCTACCGCATGGAATGAACTGAAGGGATGAAAGATTCCCTTGCGATGTAAGCGTAGCAACGCCTGTTCCCAACCCTGATATGCCAGCGATAGATGCATCAGCCGGAACCGTCATGCCCTTGTCGCCGGGCTGAATAGGCATGCGCATCCATTTGCTCTGCGCAATCGGTATCTTGATTTGTGGAAGCGTGAATTTTCCCGCGTCAACTTCAAACTTTACCGTGACAATTGATCCATTGACCGAAACGACAGAGCACGGAAGAGCCCTTCCCGTTTTCTTTATCACCTGCTGAGCTCGCGTAATGGCCTGCTGGTTGGTATTTTTCTGCAGCCAGAGCTTGGCGTAGTTGTCAGCCATTCGTCACCATGTTGAATACGGTCGCCCAGCTTCCAGCATCAGATGATCGGAAATTCCCGATGTGCCTGAGCTCGGTCACGGTGAAGCTACCCGTGAAAGTGCTTTTGTACTTGTTGCTAGATGGCAGCGAGGCGCCCG